ATATCTTTATGTGCTTTACCAGACTTAATTTCATTCTCAACTATAGTCTTTGCTTCTTCAGAAATCTCAGCTTGTAGATCACTATAGTTCTTTTCTGCTATGTACCTTTTTTGGGCGAGCCTTTGCAACTCTTGATTAAGTTGCCTTGTATTTATTGTATCTTTATTAAGGGCATTAATCCTGGCACTTATCTTGGTATATGTTTTATCCAGGCTTTCAATGTATCTAATAGAATCTTTAAGAAGATTGTTGTAATCTCCTTGATCATCAAGAAGGTCTCTTAGATCTTTCCTTATATTTCTAGGATCTATATTTTGTGGTCCTGTATTTTTATTCTCGTTAGCCATTAATAGATGTTACCTACGAATAAATATTATCGTTTGGTTTTTACCTTAGATACAAAGGTAGGCTCTTCTTTAGGTTTGGCAAAATCAGGTACTTTTATTTTATTTGGATCTGTCTTTTCTGTGACCTTCTGTTGGGCCTCGTTTCTCATCTCTTCTACCTTTTCTAGATATTGGTTAATCTTCTTTAGATTGAACCTTCTTGTGCCAATAGGCATATTCCACACCTCGGACCAACTAAAACCGCCTCCACCGTGGTAGGTGAGTTCAAAGCATTCTGTCATGAATGCGGACCTATAGTCCGCTCCCGGGAAAAAAGAACTCTGCAGTCATCGGAAGTGAAATTCTATATTCCGTGCCGTCTTTAAAAGTGATATCTATATTCATGTCAATATCAGGGGTAACTTTCTCTATTTGTTTACGAAGTTCAATCGCATCTCTAGAAAGTAAAGCTCCTGAATCAATAAAGTCTCTTACGGTTTTATTAGAATAATCACCGTTTACAGATAATATTTGGTGTTTGAGTCTGGTAGATATTGCACCTGATTCTTGGCCTACAGCTTTTTTCATACCTTTTATTTCCTCATCTATTTTCCTATCATCAGAAACACTCAATATTTTGAAAGTCAATGCATTTTTAGTATAAGGAAGTACAAACTCAAACTCATTCTTATTAGTGAATAAAGACCAATCTAGGTTCTTATACTTGAGGTTTTGTAGATCTGCTTCAATAACCTCTTCTTCTCCTGTATTAGGGTTAGTATACTTAAAAGAATAGTCTTTACCGTAAGCTAGAATCCTAGCCGCGATCAGTAAGCCATTCCTGTCACCCAAGGTTAGGTCTTCGTAGTTGATTGGTGATTTTATTAGGCTCTTGAGCATCTTCTCAATGGCGAGGCCCTGGCGCAACAGGTTGACATTTGTGAGGATGTCTTCCTCTTTTGCTGTCATATACTTCATTTCAACCACTCCAGATGACAGTGGATTCTCTTTTGTGTAGATAAGACCTTTACTTGGAAGGTCGATCATTTCGGTTGGCACCGTAAACTTATTTTCTGCCATAAACTATTCTCTTTTATATATAAATATAAGAATATAAAGTTTTACCAGACAATTAAAGAATCTAGTAAAAAAGAAAGAGCCCCAAGAATGGGGCCCTTTTACTCCTATATTTACTCCTAAATATTAATAGTTCAATACACAGTAGTCCATACCTATAGACAAAGTCAATTCGGTAGGATCAGATGTAGACCAGTCGTATGTACCGAAAGTAGCTTCTTTAACGAAAGCACCTTTGATAATCCACTCACTTACCACATCACCTACTGGACCTAAGATAGACAAGTTCAAATCTTTTTTGTAGAAGTCAGAATAACCATCACGTCCAGTCACAGATTCGTGTGCCAAACGTACCCACTCCATTACAGCCTGTTGGCCAGAAGGAGAGATTGGGTTATAAAGACTCAAGCTCATATCACGCCATTCAGCTTTACCTTTGATCTTACGGTAAACGTTGATATGGTCAAGTTTAATCTCGTTCAAAGTTACACCTGGTGCATCCGCCTTTTTAATCATGTAAGCTGGAATACCATCAATATACATGATAAAACGGTTTGATACTGTAGGTTCAAACGCTGTGAACATTATTTCATTTGGATCCAATACTGGCATTGTATGTTAAGTTTAATTCTTACTTATAAATATTGCAACTCAATTATTCTTCTCCTTCCTCTTCTTCTTTCTTCTCTTCTACTTTCTCTTTAGCTTCTTCAACTTTAGCCTCGTCTTGCATCTTAGATTCCATTTCGTGGATCTTCTTGTCAAGCATAGCTTTAGCTGCTTTCAATTCATCGAGTGTTCTTTCTTTCTTTACTGGAGCCTCTTCCATTTTAGCTTCTTCCTCTTTTGGAGCCTCTTCAATTTTCTTCATGCCATCTTTTGGCGCTTTCATTTTCTTTTCTTTAACTACTTCCATACCAGCACCATAGTTATGACCTGCTTTTTTAGCTTCAGTGATAGTCAATTGCTCTTTTACACTCTCGTATAAGTGAGCTGGAACTTTGATTCTCAATATTGTATTATCGTTCATCTTAAATTGTGTTTATTTTATTGACCAAATGTTGTACCAGTTGGAAGAATGTTGAAGTCAAGTTGAATGAATTCCGCAGTCTTTGTTGGTTGCAAGTAGATTGTACCAACCAATTGGTTACGGTCTACTACATCTGGTGTGTTATTAGTTTCGTCCATCACTACTTGGAAGGCATACAAACCTTGACGTTGTTGTACAGATTCCAAATATGGATTAACTTGGTTTAAGAATCTATTACGAGTTACTTGAGTGTTAGGTTCGAACACGATTTGCTCACCCAATTGACCGATATATGATTTAAGAGCAATCAACAAACGTCTTACATTTACTCTATCAAGAGCAGATGGTTTTTGTTGAAGTGTCTTTTGACCATAGATAACTGTACCAACACCTGGGAAAGTAGCGATTGGGTTAACCTTTCCTTGATACAACAAGTTACGATCATTTACACCAATCTTTCTTTCTGGCTGAAGTACTGTAGCAAGAGCACCTCTGTTAAGACCTGCAGGTGCAAACCACTCAGCAGATACTCTATCGTTGTATTCGTAAACTGCTGGTACTAATGTAGAAGCAGGAACGAAGTTAACTTTACCAGTTTCACGAGATCTTACTTGAACCCATGGCCAGTAAGTAGCACCGTAAGAATTATCATATCCTACAGCTTCACTGATTACAGTATTAATTTGTTGTCCATAAGTTACCATGTCAACTACAGCGATAGCGTCTCCTCTATTCTGAGCAAGCGCTAGTACACCATTTACTTGACTTGGTGAGTTTTGGCTAGTCAAACCTGGAACATATACTACATTAAAGTCGTAAGCATCTTTGTTACCTAATAGGTTGATAGCTACATTATAATCTGAACCAACTAGACCTTGAACGTTGTTAGCTGCAGTAGTTGCTGCACTTGTTTTAATGTTCTCGAACAAGTTAAGTGGAGCATTAGTTGTGTTAGTAGCAGTGATGTATCCACCATAGATAGCACCAGTTGCACCACCAAATGCACCTTGAACTGAACCAGAACCAAGAGCTGGCATAGAACCAGTATATATGTTCTGAGCAACACCAGTTGCACTGAAGTAACCTGGAGTTGGTTGATTAACTGCAGATACTCTTACGTATTTAGATTTGTTCTGGTATGAACCAGTAGTTTGCAAGTAGTAGTTGCCAGTTGAATCTTGTTGTACAGATTGCACTTGGTCACCAATTACATATGCAATATAGTTATTTTGGTTAGGATCTAATGAAAGATTAGTCCATGTTTCAAGAATAGTTTTGCTGTTGCTGTAGTCATCACCACGGCGAATATTGATGCTGAAAACACCTGAACCAGTATCTACGCCTGTGATCTCCCAACGAACGTTGGCTTCAGAACCAGAAGGAAGTGAACCACTTACTCCAGCTGCAAATCCATTTACGTTGTTCATTATGCTACCTACAGACAAAGTGCTCAATTGGAAAGAAGTATTACCATTGATACCTGCTACAGAAGCGGTTGCTTCAGTATAAGAACCAGAAGCAACTCTAGTTACAATGATAGATTCTCCTCCTTGCTCAAAATAATTAAGAGCAGCAATACTAGTCAAGTACTCGTAGTTAGCACCACCAGAAACAAAAGCAGCACCGAAGAGTGCTTTGTACTGAGAGTATGTCGTTACTACTGTAGGGATGTTTACTGGACCAATTACGGTAGGACCTATGAGAGCAGCACCTGCTGTTACTGGGCCCTGAGTTATTTGTGATAAATCGTTTTCATTCAAGAAAACTCCTGGGCTAATAAGTGTTTCGGCCATTTATGTTATTTTTATCTAGTAATAAATATCAATACTTTATTCAAAACACTTTAGCTAAAATCTCCAGTCTCGATATTTATGGAGACGTTTCCGTATTTGTCTTTGAGCTCTTGGAGAAGTCTTTCTTCTTGGTCTTTGATCTGTTTGATCTTCTTTTTTTGGTCTTCAATCAAAAGTTCAATCGATAGTTTTTGGTAACTGAGTTCTCCTAAGGCTGATGCAACTTCTAGGGCATCTTTTTTGAGAAGCTCTATTCTCTGAAGTTCTGTGTCGGTTATTTTACCCATAACAATTATCTATAATAAATATGTAATACTCTCTTAAGAAAAAAAGCTCTCCAAAAAGAGAGCCTTATGTTAATAATCAAAATCAAATTATTCGCTAACTTCAACAAGCTTAAAGAATGTGGTGTAAACACCATCTGATTCTACATTCTCAAACTCATCTAGTTTAAATGCTTTATATTCTAGCTCTTTATCTTCTTGAAGTAGAGCATTGAAGTCATTCTGGAAGTCAACAAACTTAGGGTTAACCTCTCTAGATACAATTTCACCTTCTTCGTTAGTAACGATGTTGATGTACATTGGAATAGAGATAGCGCCGTTGTCGTCAGCTTCACCATGCTTCTTGATCAAATCTTCTTTGAGTGCTTCAATAGCTTGTTTTTCTGCTGCTACTTTCTTAGCTAGGTCAGTCAACCAATACTTTGTAGTGAGTTTAATCTTTTCGGCCAATAGACCTTTAGATATAACTTCACCATTTTGTTGGTTTACTACGCCGTTTAGTTCAGCGTCTAGATTGTAAAATTCGTGGAGCTTAAGTGTAACTTTATTCATATGTTATTTTTCTTTTTTTACTACCTTCTTTTTTGGAGCTGCTTTCTTTTTAGGTTCAGCAACTTGTACTTCTGCGATTGGTTCAACCTTAGCTTTTACCTCTTCTTTAACAGGATGTACTGTAGATTGTACTTTAGGTTCAATTGGAAGTTCTACTGGTTTCTTTTTGCTGTTTACTACGAAGTAGGCAACTACAGCAGCGATAGCAATGATAACGATAAAGACTAACATAATTGTGTGTTTATTTATAAATATACAAAAATGGATGAAAACTACTTGTACTGGTTCTTGATCTGTTTTACCTCTTCTTCAGTCATATATCTTTCTATGGCATGATATCCTAATGTACCTAGCTCGTATTTAACCTCACAGGCAAACTTTTTTGATATCTCAAAAGGAGCATAGTTACCAATATTGTACTTGATCATTCTAAGGCAAAAGAATATGTCTTCAGCAAAGAATGAAGCTGAGGAATATTGGCCTACCACCATTAGGTCTTGGAGGTCAGTCGACCAACCATGCATACGGCATATATATTCCATGACTCTAGGGTTTCTGATAGACAGGGCACCGTTCTGAATGGTTTGATCCTTTACAAAGTTATAACATGGAGCTCCGATATAATCGTATTGTAAATAATCTTCTATACCGTCTTTCAAGATGGCTGTATCCATGTGAAACATCATGACTCTTTCGTAGTCAAAAAAGCTTTTCCAGAAGTCTGGTTGTGTCATAAACATACACATGTTAAATAGAGACTTCATTCTCTTGTCTTTCAAAGCCTCTTCTAAACCATTAATGTACTTGATTGTGACAGGAGCAGATACATCATACTGCATAGGTCTAAACTTATAGTTTAGTTTGAACTTAATCAACTGCTCCTTTA